GACAACCATTCCAAAAAGCGGTATAATCCATGTATCAACCGCTTTTGGTGGCTGTAAGTGTAAGAGTAACCGTTACTTGTCTAGGGCTTCGGTTGCTCTTATTTCGTTATAGACCTTATCAATCCCTTTCATTACTACATCATATTGTGTCATTCCGGTCTTTTCACAGCAATATAGAAGTTTTTCTCTATCTTCTTCTGTTGCTCTTACTTTTATAATGTTATTTTTGGGATTATCTGTCGGTCTGCCTGTTCTTGGTGACACTGTTTCATCTCCTTTCTTTTGGGTACACATAAATATTAATATATGAGTACACAAAAGTCAATACCTTTTTGAAAAATTCCCAAATCCACAAATCACTAGCTGATATTCAGTTGTCAATGTTCAAACAAACAGGGGCATTTCTGCCCCTGCCATTACATTTTGGAAACAAGCGTTGACAGCTTGCTTTTTGTCATTGTGCGCTCCTCCGGGGTCATGTCGGATATAAGCTCCGCCATATCCTCCGAAAGCTCTTTCATGTATCTTTCAAGATCATGCATCTTTGCGTCCTTGTCCTCCGGCGTATTGCCCTTGTGAAGCTCTTTGCTTTCCATGTAGCTTCTACGGCTCATGCCGCTTTTGCCCTCTCTGCGATCACGCATTCCACCATCTTGTGTCATTTTAGGCTCGGTATAATACATTCTGCCGGAAGAACGATCCATATCACGGTCGTGTTCCATTTCCCGGTACATTTCCGGTGTCATGTGCCAGTATGGAGGTTCTTCATATCCGCGGCGCGTACCTCTTCCTTTTGGGGCAAATCTTCCGTTTGCATAGCGGTAGTTATCATAAAATCTTCTGCCGTCATCGAATCGATCAAACATTTCCATTGTTTCATCTGCACTGGATTCTTCCATTGCTTTCATCAATGTACGATAATACATTGCTTCTGCAAGGTCTTTCATCATGTCTGTAACCTGTCCCATTTCACACGGGTCTATATTTTCAATTCCTTTGTCAATTTCGCATTTAGCACATTCAGACAGTTTTTCAATCATTTCGTGCATTCTCTTAATATCCATAAAACCGCCCTCCTTACGCTTCCCGGACTGCAATTAAATTGCTGTTCTGAACTTCGATTGACTGCGTAGACGTATTCTGTACCGCTACCGTAACACAACAACCGCGAGGAACGTCCACATATGCCTGCGCCGAAACGTTAAAGAAGTTTTCAACTGCCGCCGGTGTAACAATCATTCGAGTTGACTGCAACGGTTCTCCGTCAATTGCAATAGCCAGTGAAATAGCTTCCACTGTGCCACCGGTAGGAATTTGAATGTTCCCGGAATAAGATACCAAAAATCTTGCCCGGCACTGATTTGTAAGTCCTCTTAATTTAACAATGCCACTTCCCTGTCTATGAACAATGCATTTTGTTGCGCATACCGGAGTTTCTGTAAATGCTACATCTTCTCCCTGCGCGACAGTTTGAATTGCAATTCCTGTAAATTCTGCCATAATTATTTACCTCTCTTTCAAAAATAAGGGCAAACATTATAGTCTGCCCTTTGTGTTTATAAGCAATACTGCACAGCAGACATAATCGAGTTAAACTCAATTAAGATACTCAATTATTCAATTTTGTGTAGCAGCTACTTTTAGCAGCTACATCCTGTGTTGCATCCACAGCCATACGCATAAGCGTTAGGATTTGGAACAACATATGCCGGGATTGCAGCCGGATTTACAGCGTTGATGATCTGCTGTGTCTGCGCTGACATTGCGGTAGTGAGCAATGCAGACTGGCGATCCTGTGATGCGGCTCTTCTTAAGTCATTATTTTCTGCCTGTAAGGAAGAAATCTTTTCCTGACACAGGTAATCAAGGATTGCCCTTGTTCCTGCCTGCTGGCTGTCGATAATGTCTCTTGTGTTGCTGTTCATGGTGTTCTGCAGTGCACAGGTGTTCTGTGACATATTGTAGTTTACACCCTGGATAGCTTCCCTGGTCTCGCAGCAGCAATTAGCCAACTGGGACTGTAAAGCATTCTGCGCCTGCATAAGTGTCACGTTTGTGGTATTAAATCCCTGCTGTGTCTGGTAGCCAAGGTTGCAGATTGCATTGTCTACACCATGGAAACCGTTCATAACGGCGGTATTCTGTGCGTAAAATCCATCACAGAGACCATTTGTGATACCATCTAACTTTCCGATGATAGCCTGCGTGTCAAACCCACGCTGAATTGCAGAGTCGGTGTATGCAGATGCTGTCGCTCCCATACCTCCGTTTCCTCCCCAGCCCTTGCCGCCAAAGCCGCCCCAGCCAAAAATCATAGCGAAGATAATGATAGCCCACCAGCCATCGCCGCCCCACATGCCATCATTGTTTCTTCCGTTTCCTGTCACTGCTGCAATATCAGCAAGACTAGGCATTGCATTTCCATTAAACATTTTGTTTACCTCCATCTGATCTATTTACAAATGGGATAACCGGTTATTTTGCGCGCACCCCAAAATGTACTAATGATTAAACATGCTCATAACTTTCTGTTTTGCTTCATCTACCGTAATTCCTCTTTCTTTACAGAGATTCTCTGCCATTGTCTTAAGTCCACCTGTATCTCCGCTTTGATACATTTGCATGGCATTTTTTGCCATAGGATTGTTTTGAACCTGCGGAGAATTCATCATTTGATTTAACAATAATTGTGCCGGATTCATTCTGGATCACTCTCCTTTTTTACCTGTGAAGTTTTTCTTTGACTGCTTGGAATTTTATCTAATCGGTTTTCTATCTGTTCAATCTTCCCAAAAAGTTCATCAAACTTCTGCATAAATGCACCTGTGCACTCGTCTGATAGGTCAAATTTCAATTTTTCAGTATCATGCGATAAATTGCTAACAGTATCATGCGAAACTGGCTTAAAAACGATTGTGCGAATTGTGCCATCTGCGTTCCAACTTTTAGCGTATATTTCTGTCATATCCTGTTTTGGGAAAAATGCAACGCTGCCATCCATTGGCACATCATTGGCAGTGATGTTTTCTACCGCCGGAACTACTTTTCCATTTATGCCAAAAGTTTGAACCGGGATCTGCTGCTGAATTTGCTGCGGTGCCTGCATATAATTTTGTGTATTATCAATGCGTGGCTGATTCATATACGGATTGTATGCGTACTGCTGCCCGTATTGCTGCATCTGCTGATTATAAATCGGATTCTGGTATGCTCCGCTCATATTCATCCTGTTTGACCTCCTCTAAAACATCTTCTATTGCGTGTATGATAGACGACTGCGTTGACAAGTCCAAGGACTGTAACTCTTTTCTGGCAAAAATTTTTTCAAGAACTTCATCTGAAAACACCACCATCCCTCCCTTTGATTATATTTTTGCATAAAAAAAGGCGGCAAAACCGTCACGATTCCGACAGTTTGCCGTCAAAAAATACAAAAAAAAAGAACGCATTAAGCGTCCATACATCCGTTCGTGTTACCTTTAGTGTTACCTTTGATTTTGACCTTTAGAAAAGACACCATTCAAAAACTCCTTTCTTTCAGTAAAATCAAGGCTTCACAAGGTTTTCTTAAATAAAAATAAAGTAGCGGAAGGGAGATTCGAACTCGGTATCAATTCTCTCAAACCCGCATAAATACTGAATTTCTTTATCTCCAAAGGTGTTACCTCGTGTTACCTTTTACATTGATAATGCTTTTGCAATATATTCCTGCATTTCACTCTCTGTCTTGTTATTAAAATAGTAATGATCGAGAGTTGTTCTGATATCTGTATGCCCCATTTGTGTTTTTATTACCGATTCTGGAACATTTCCATCTATCAACTTTGTTGCATATGTCTTTCTTGCCTTGTGAATTGAACGTTCACCAATTCCTATTCTATCACATATCACATATAGCCGCCTTGTAAATGCCTGACCTTTTATTCGTTTACCGTTTTTCATAAAAATATATTGCCCAAATGGATTGAGCATTTTTATTTTTCTCATAAGTTCTTTGGTATCTGCGGTAATTATAACATCTCTAAACCCGGCATCACTTTTAGGAAAATTTTGAACATCAAATACATATTTGCCATTATCATCTCTATATCTTATTTCTGTCTTTGATATATGTATCTTATTTTCTCCGACATCAGACCATGAGAGGGTAGATATTTCCCCAACTCTCAATCCTGTTTTAAATGCCAAAATAATGCCAAGTTCTATCAATGTAGGCTCATTTTCCATTACAAATCGTTCAATTAAAAGTTCCTCATCCTTAGAAAATACCAATTCGCAGTCTGACTTATGGTTCTTTTTAAATGACTTTTCCGAAATTTCCAAATCACCCATAAAACTGGTTATGCTCAGGCTGGTATAATGTTTTTTCTTTGCATATTTGAAAATTCCGTTAATCAATATCCGCATATCAGAATAAGCTTTTTGCGTAAGTTCCAGTTTTGAAATAGCTGTTTTTATGAATGATTCCAATATTTCTTCATCAATGTACCGGATTTTTCTATTTGCAATCGGCAAATACTTATTTTCAAAAAATCTTTTAAAATTTGTCTCGTACTTGTCCTTTGTCTGTCTTGTTATTTCACCATATTCAAGTTTTTCAGAAATCCAATTAGAATATACCTGAATAACTGTAGGTTCATCCTCCTTAGCTTTATAGAACTTTACTATTTCATCTTCAATTGCTTTTTCAGATGTTCTCTTTACAAGTCTCTTTCCTCTCTTATTATCTTCATCTGGCAAATATGTGTAAAACTTTCCATCTTTTCCTTGCCAAATGCTGTAAGTGTGTTTTTCAATAAATTTTTTCCTTTCGTTCATTTCAATTTTTTTCTGAATGGTGTCTATGTTGATAATACCATTTTCGATGGCAATATTCAACAACTCACTATTTGAAAGATTTCCCGTTTAACTCACCTTCTAACTTTTTTACTTTCTGTTTAATATCAAAAATTCTTCTTTCCACTGTTCTTGTTGATACGCATAGTCTCATGGCTATTTCTTTTGAAATAAGTCCACGGGCAAGAAGATAAAATATTTCTTCTTCCTGCTCCGTGAAATTGGCGTTTTCAATAATTGTTTCAAGCTCTGGCTTAGTCAGTTTTGAAAACTTCATAAGCCACTATCCTCCAATATTTTATTCTTCTCCCTGCCAGATCTTCGGTGTACCATCAGCATTTAGCATAACGGTAAGACCGCCGCCCGTGCTTATTGTGATATATAAATACATCACTCCTGTGTCACTATCTGCATAAATAAGATATTCTTGTCCACTTCCCACCAGTACCATTGTGTTTTCCTGTCCCGCACTGACATTTGCTGTATCACTGCATCCGGCAATCAGAAGTGTTGCTGTTATGATGGCTGTTATAAGTTTCTTTCGCACTGCATTAGTCCTCCGTATTTTCCTCATATTCCTCTTTGCTGATGGTCCTGATGCATTCCTCACTCACGCCTAAACTTTTCGCCATGTTTGCAATGGCTCTTTTCACATAGTCGTATGCACTTTCTTTAAAAATCCTTGGTTTTTTTTCTGTGACTGTGAAATCCATGTTCCGTTCTGCATATCCAACGGAACCCTCTCCGCCAAACATTTCTGAATCCTTAATTTCAAAGTATAATGATATTCTGATTTTCATTTCATTCATTGTTTTTCCTCATCTTCTGCTGTCTGTATCATGACAGCACCTCCGAAAAATTAAGTTTCATCTGTTGATCCGGCTCATAGTTCATCCATACCGTTTCCATCCGTGGCTTTCCGTGCTCCGCACAGCTTGAAAACTGTTTTTTCTCCCATCCGTTCAGATAGTCGTTATACATTTCTGATTCATAGCCAGACAGCATAATCTTGGCTTTACTTTGCAACAAAAGTTTTAACAGTTCTTCGTGGTCAGAATCTGACATCTCATGTTTATACTGTTTCCCGGTTCTGGTACCCAAAACATACGGAGGATCAATGTACATAAAAACATTGCTGTAATTAAATCTCTCGATTACTTCTAATGCAGGTCGATTCTCAATCTGTACCATTCGCAGACGTTCCGCTATGTCAATGATCCATTCCGGCAGACGGTACCAGTTCCATAATGCATAAGCTCTTTCTCTGCCCTGTACATCATTTTTCCATCCTACCTTGCTGCCATTGGTACGGAACCCGTGCCCCTGCCAACACTGGATTAAAAATCGTAATGCTTTATGATACGGTTCATCCGGCATCATCAACTCCCATGCATCCAGCTTATATGTATCCTCATATTTTTCACGACTGAACGGTGTAGTCATTACCATTCTGGCCAGACGATCCGCATCCTCCTGTATACACCGGAAGATATTCACAACGTCATGATCCAGATCATTAATCGTTTCGATATCAGATACCGGCTTATTAAATAACACGGCCCCGCTGCCGAAGAACGGCTCTACATAGCTGTGATGTTCCGGTATCAGTTCCACCAATCGGGGAGCAATGTTCCATTTACTTCCCGGATATTTCAATACTGTTCTCATTTTCTTCAAAAGGAACCCGATATATCGTTACCCCGGCCGGAGGTTCGGCTCCTTTCTGATATTCCGTGCACATATTTACAATAGAGCACTTTAAATTTATTTATGTTATGTTTTATGCAATAAATTCATCGTTTTATTGCTTTTAAATCATCCAATCTAACGGAAAACCTCTCACTCCTTTTTTATTTCAAAATTTCATCTAAGCAGGCATTCCAACCCACCCGACGTATTGATGTGCTGAGATCTTCATAACCAGATTTCAACTCTGGTATCTTCTCCGGCAGTTTCCGGAGTGGACACCAATCCGGCTTTTTTCCGTCTGGTACAAGTTTTCCTGTCGCACAGCACATATATTCGTCATCATTCTCTGTCTCATAGCACAATGTGCATTTCTGGCACACCTGTTCCGGCATATCCATAACCAATACTGCTTTAGGCATTTTCTATTCCTCCTTATTCTGCTATTCAGTGGCATAACTCAATTCGGATTCCAGATATTCTGTCAATTCCTCCACCGTCTCAACGTTTTCTCCTGCGCGTATTTCTGCAACCAACCACTCAATGCTTTCAAATTTACTTATTACTTTTGCTAATTCTTCCATGATTATTTTTCCTTTCTGTCATTTAATTAACTTTCGTTTCCGGCTTCTCACACCGCTCAAATTCGATAACCCACACCCACGGTGAGGCATCCCAACCGTAGCGATTGAGGTTTGATTTCTTGATGGTGCTGTTCCAGATTCTAATAAAATGCTCTCTGGCTGTATGTATGCGATCATATTCATTCTCCGGGCTGTGAATAAACCCTCTGTTATCTATCGCTCCTTCTGCTTTTGCTCCATCTTCAGTGACATCCTGCAACCGCTCAATTTTAACATCCGTAACCTTAAGCCAGATACGTGCCGCTTCTTTCGGCATATGAATTGATGGTTTCCATTTTGTAATATCTGCAATATCATTTCTTTGCCAATCTTCGTAGTAATAGTATCCGTTCGGCGCCTTTTTCCATGTTTCACGAACATACAGGATATCGCCCGTACAGATAGGACAGGTTCTCTCCGCCGTACTTAACTGTTCCGTATGCTCCTTATCAACAAAGTTATGTACTGCATAAGTCCGCCTGTCAGCATTGTAAAAATCCATATCCGGCACAGTACACTCATTGGCATCTTTGCAAATTCGCCTTGTGCAGGTCTTCCTTCCGTCCAGAATTGCCCTCACCATTTCGGTGCTAATTTGTTTGTTGAATAAAATCGGTTTAATCGGCATCTACTCCACCGCCTTTCACAATCTCGATAGCTTTGCCAAATGCTTCATATCTTCCCTGACTTCTCCCGTCATTGTAGATCTGTTCGCCGTCTCCGTATCCGTCATCGTCGCAATCATCTGGTCTGTCCTGCTCTGCTTTCTTCAATTTTCTCAACTGCTCCACAACCTTGTCTACATCATAAGACGTCGGATATTCTTCTAGTAAATACAATACTGCATTTGTATTTACTAAAGTTCCATTGCTTAAAGTAACCGATTTTAAATCTTTCTTTAGTGCATCCGCATCAATCAGTCTCATTGTTTGCCCTCCTGTTCCAATCTGTAGTTGCTTTTGTTCGCTCGTCTTTTCCTGTTCTGATTCCACCGTCCTGATCCATATACATCTCACATTCATAGCTTTTTGGAAGTTCTGTTCCGCATTTCATACATTTGATTTTGAACATTACTCCAACATCCGAATGTGATGACTTATTTACAATGGTAAAGAACATTGCTTTTCCGCCGCAGAACGGGCATGGTTTAAGTTCTTTGTTCATTCTTCATTCCCCCAATCAATCATTTGACCGCAACTCGGGCAATATGTGGGACTAGCACTTTTAAAACATCTTGGGCATGATGGACAAATCATTGCGTTTCCCATAATTCTCGGTCGCTTCGCTGTCTGTTTCCCCATCGCCGCCCGGCACTCTTCTGTCGTGCTGATTGCACGGTACTGCTGAACTTCTTCCAGTGCCTTGATCGCTTCCTCAAAAGCTCTAAGTGTACTGCTTTTACTTTCCCAGCCCATTTCCTGCTTGATTATTTTTATTGCCTTGTTCTCATCCATTGTTACACCTCCAACAGTTCCGGGTTATCAATCATGTTGCCGATCACTTCAAAATTCTCTGAATCAAAATCATCCAATTCCTCGTAGTCATCACAGCCCGGCTCATTCGTACACCATCCGTTTTCATGCCACACGACACGCTTTCTCGTCTCATCTTCTGGAAACTCAACGTCGATATGCCCTGAAAGAATATCATTCTCAAAAATCAGCTTTCCGTTCTTATCCTTAAGTCCGGTGCACCAACAAATTGTGGATGGATCAATTTTCAGAGCATATAAATCTGATGCGTAACTAGGGACGATATAGTATTTTTCTCTTCCGGTAAATCCATATCGTACCAAACCGCCAATAACCCATTCGTCGTTATTAGTTCGTTTTGCTTTGCATAAATATCTATCTTCCATCCTTTTCCTCCATTTCTTTCAACTTGGCTTCTGCTTCCTCTTGTGATAAAAACCAGGTTTCCTTGTACATTTTTTCTGACAGGATTCGGTCTGTACCATATTCCCGATCTTTGTCACACTCCATGTACCATCCTTTTTCTGTAAAAGTAATAAAGGCTACTTTCTGATGATAAATTTTATTGTTCTCCGGGTGCAGACTTAAAATATTTAATTCATAATTGACTTTGCTAGGAATTAAATATACATCTGAGCCAATTCCACACGGCAACCGCAGAAGTAATCCCTGCTCCTCGGTATCCTCATAGTCTTTGAGTTTCCGATATACGGCATCTATTTCCTCGCAATCCGGTTCACATGCCCTTTCCCACAGTTCATCATCAATCCACAATGGATTTCTCTCTGTTAATCTCTCCATGCTATCCCTCACTTTCTGCAAATTTTGCATATTTCCAATCACACACATATGCCTGATCTCCAGCACTCCATGATGTAGTGCCCTGTTTCCATGCATACACTAATCCGTTTTTGTATTTTGCAAAGTATCTCCGATCCCATACACAGGATTCGCTATGTCTCACAAGAATCGGTGTATCAACTGGAACTCTGCTCCAATCAACCTGTGGTTCGACATATTCACTGTTCGCCCATTCGTTAACATTTTTTCTGCAATTAATATTACTGTTGAAATCACACTTGCTACATGATGCACCACTGCACTGTCTCGGCTTTCCATCGATTATAGCAATGCTATGTCCCTCACACGCAATATTTAAAATCTCTTCCGCATATTTTTCTCTATTCAGCATCCTTTTTCTCCTTCCCGTACCGCAACTGATACGGCACTTCCTTAAAATCTCTCAATGCATCCGGGTTTGGATGCTTCTGTATTCTCGTCTGATGGTTTTCCATCTCTGCTATGATTCTGCGTCTCTCTTTGCTTTCTCTGTGCAATTTATACCTCAGTCATTTTCCAAGACTGTTTACAAGCTGTTCTGACCTCGTATAAGCCTTATCCAACAGTTCTAAATATTCATCAAAGGAAATCTGTGCTTTTTCAGATAACTCCCTCGGATAACGCTCTAACAAAGCCTTAATGCACTGTTTCATGTCTCCAAAATATCCGATTGTTCGAACGCTTTCTTTTTCATTGCCGTCCTTATCCTGTCCGGCATATCTCTGTCTCAGGGTGTGATTCAGAGAATCAATCTCCACAAAATATCCATCCTGCAGTTCCACAACTAACTTGTCCATCAACCATTCCTCCTATATTTCATACGTCTTTCCAATAAACCGCTTGTCAATGTACTTACATTCATGCTCCAGTACACTTGCAATTCCTGCCATGGTTTCATATCCGGTAGCAATGCAGTTAATCAGATACCTGATTCTCTCATACACCTGTCTGATCTGATTGGAAGAGAACTTAAACTTTGTTTTCAAACAGACACCCAACATTGCAAAGTAATTAAATACCTGCGCCAGTAAAAATTTATTTGCCTGTATCATGCAGCTTGGTGCGATCTTTCGCTCTACCAGATAAAAACTTTCACGGTACGGTATCTTATTGGTTTCTTCCCGCACATCAATACCGCATTTTGTTTTCATGAAATATCCAAGCTCCTCTGCTGACATTCCATCCTTTTCGGCATCTCCTAAATACGTTTCAATCGTCTGTTCTACTCTGATAATTCTTTTCTGACTAAATCCGAACTTATCATGAAGTGTCTGGTATGCCATCATGCGAACGTTATAATAGGATTCCTCTATCAGATAATCCGCATTGCTTTGTGCCTTGGCGTGTCTCTGTATTCCGATCAGTTCACTCTTGGAATATCCAAGTGGCTGCATCCGCTTTTTCTTTCTTGCCAGTGCATTACTCATTTGTTCTTCCATCTCCTCTCTACATCCTCAAAATGGCTAAATACAAGACTTTGAACATATTTTGATATATTTGTCCGTGCATATTTTTTAATTAGCACTTCCCCTGCTTCCATCATTCCTTGGAACCACTCATCTTCGTTATCAGCTTCATAAAACTGCTGCCGAAATTTATAATAGTCATTAAAAAACTGCCATTCTTCGGAACCTTTTTCAAATTTCTTACTTGCCATAATCATTCACCTTTTAATCAAATGGTGTGATGCCACATACTTCTCGGAAACCGTCTTTCTGTCGCATCCGTGCTTGAATCTGTTCAATGGTTTCGGTTCGCTCGATGAATCTCATGTGATCACCGTCAAATTGGAGAACTTCTTTTAAATGTGTTCCCTGCCTTTGCTTTTCAATTTTCCATCCCTTATATTGACCATCCTCATCAAGATTCCATAACAAGATAATGTTTGATGCATCCTGCTCAACGTCTCCGGATTCTCTCAATTCTGCCATGGTTGGCTCTTTTGTTTCTCTCATCTCTGATATTCGATTAAGCTGAGACAGTACGATAATTGGCACATGCAGTTCCATAGCCAAGGCTTTGATAGCTTTTGAAATATCTCCGACCTCGGATGCACGGTTACCGAATCTTCGATCAGCCTTGATTAACTGCAAGTAGTCAATCACGATCACATCATATCTTTGGTGCCTGCATTCTGCCCGGATTTCACTTACCGACTTCGCGCCGGTTGAAATAGTGATGCTATACCCGGAAAGTGTTTCATTCGCCTTGTCGAATGCTTCTTTCTCCCCACCAAGAAAAGCCTTTGCCCGGCGAACCCTTGTCAGACCGATTTCAGACATTCGAGAAACGAAACGCTCATACACCTGTGATTCGTTCATTTCAAGGTTATAGTAGCCAATGTTATAATCCTTTTCTGCCATCTGCCCGATCATTTGCGTAACGATTGCAGACTTTCCAACACCCGGTCTCGCACCAATTACAGTAACGTCTCCGCCTTCCAAGCCGCCAAGACAATCATCTGTTCGATAAAATCCAATTTTTATCAATCCCTCACCTACATGCTCATTGAAATAATTCCCTCTATTTTCTGCAACAATCTGCTTCATAGTTTTTGAGTGAACGGTTTTGTTTTCTTGGATTTCTTCGAGTTTCGTGAGAACTTCGGCTATAGAGTTGTCAATATCACACGGTCTAAGGCTCACTCTCTGGAAAAGGCTTTTCGTTTCCCTTGCCCGCCAATCCTTAATGACTGCATCCGCATAGTTTTCCATTGCTGTCGATAACGGAGTTGCGGCAACACATTCCTTAAGCTCACCGGCAATTATTTCCGGCTCCCATTTGTGGTTTTCAAGTGACTGAGACAGCGAAACGATATTGATGTTTTCACCCCGGTCATACATGGCAAGCATTTCTGCAAATGCATCTTGGCAAAATTCAGAGCTGAACATTTCCGGCTTCAATTTGTTGTAAACCTTGTACATGGAATCATTGTCAATCAATACACATCCGATCACTCCAATTTCTGCTTCCGCCAACTGCTCTCACCTCGCTTTCGTTTCTCAACTTGACGAATCCAGTAATCGCAATCCTCTTTCAGCCAGTCTCCGTATTTTGGTATGTAGCGATAATTCGTATCATCTGGATTCTTCTCTATATAGTCAGTAACATATGCCACTGTAGCCTCATATATCAGCTTTGCAACGGCTTTTCTGTTCGGTTCGATAACTTCTAAAAGCTTGTCCATCCATGCTACCTTGGCAGACGTTAACGACGTTTTCTTTGGATATGCATTGATCGTGTATTCCCATCCCCATTCCGCGTCAAAGTCCAAATCAGATGCAGGCACGCTTTCTTTTGTATTTTCTTTCTCTATCTCTATATCTGTATCTATATCTTTCTCTATATCTATCTCTACATTGCAATTTTGTTGCAAAATGTTGCACTCCGTTGCTCCACTGTTGCATTGCAACGCTTTTTGTGCATTTTCCCTAGATTTACGACTTCTACGAGTGCTTGCCGTCTCGCTTCCTAGGTTATCTTGCACAAATGGCAACTTGTACTCAATGGAATCTGATGTTTCAAGCAATCCGCAGGAAAGAAGATACTGAATCGTAACTTGAACATTGATTTCGTCCTCATTAATATCAAGGGCGATCTCTTTGTAAAATTCATCTTCCAAGCCGGAATACTCTAAGTAGCCGCCCTTTTTCAACGACAACAACTGCATCTTAAGGTATATGATCGTGTATGTATCACCGCCAGCCATCTTACGGAGTTTTTTGATTCGTTTACTGTCAAAGAAATCATCCATCAGTTTAAGCCAGTAATACCGCTTATTCTCCGCCATTTTCACTACCTCCAAGCAATTCAATAACCTTTGCCCCAGCATCTTCCGGGCGACAAAATACGAACTCAACGCCATACTTAAGTTGCATTGTCAGCATAGCTTTTGCCAATACCTTGCCAGATGTCGGCTTTGTTTTCGGTAGCGATACATTCAGCAATTTTCCAAGTGTGTGCATATATGCAATATTGTTATACCGGTCTACTCGTGGATTATGCCATGTAAATACATCATTGACGGAATACACCTTGTCTGTATTTTCAATAAGCACATATAGCTTAATTCCGTTGTTCTGCGCCAAAATACACTCGTCACGGAATCTCGGATGTGCTTTTCCGCAGATATTCCCTGCAATTTCCTGCATGTCCTTTTTCGTGTCAACGGAAACATCATATGTGCCAAGAAAATCCATCTTTTTAAGTTCCATTTTTCTAGCTGATTTTCTATGGATAACATCCGCTACCTTGTCTGTGGCAATTATGTAATCTCCAACCGGCAATGGTGCACGCAAGACTTCCATATCGTGGCTTTTGAAATATCTATTCTTAAGGATATGCAAGCCCTCTTTCTGTCCTTTATCCTCAATTATTAACACGTATTCTCCTTTCTGGCGGTCACTTTCAGCAACCGCCAAAGGTATCTCATGGCTTTCAATTTAGTTTTTTGTGATATATTAAAATTCCTTGCCAAAACATCAGATACCGCATAAATTGGTTTCTTTTAGGTAAATACCAAGGTGTTGCAACCTATTTTAATATTCAAGATTGAATGTAATTCTTGGGTTATATACGCTACCCTCGCTATCGTCGATTTCATAAAAATCGACATCTTCATCGAACTCTGCAGTTACGGTTGCTTCCTGCGTGTCGTTCTCATTGTTCCTGTCAAATTCCGCTTCAACATCGGTATCGAATTTCGCTTTTACATGGAACTCCACTTCTGTATCTGGCTTAAACTGCACCAGATCTTAAATCAACTCATATACTTTCATGCCGTCTCCTTTCAGAACGGACAAAGGTTCATATCAACCTCTAATCCTTTTTCTGCAATATAAACATTTGCTCCATATTTAACTGTTTCTTCTGTCTTTTGTTTGAATAATGCCGAATCTGCTGATTTATCTGATAAGTGAATTAGAACGACATTTCGCAATGCCGGATTATCGTTAGTAGAAATAAAGTCAAGTGCCGTTGGTAAGCTCATATGACCTCTTAATCTGTGTTCGTAATTTGGCTCTTCTCGGTTCACAAACTGCATATCATAGTTGGCTTCCACCATGATGTGATTAACACCATTAAATCTCCATCTGACGTATTCCGTGTCTGTTGCATACACCAAGCTGCCAATATCCGGGTGTGTGATGTAAAATCCGTAGCAGGGGCACTCTGAACCGTCTCCGTTGTTGTGTAGCCATCTGCCGGACTTATACCGGTTTTCAAATGCTCGTATGCTAAAGCTTTCTTTCCCAAACTGTAGGATATTTCCATCTATCAATTTGAACGGCTCCCACACTGGAATACCGGCTCTAACATACTGAAAGAAGTACTGATGATGGTCTGAATGTATGTGGGTTGTGATTACTGCTTTAATCTTTCGCACATTGAAATCCAGTGCTTTCTTAACTTCCATAAACGGCAATCCTGCTTCAATAATTAACGCTTCGCTTTCATTTTCCAGTATGTAGCAATTACCGGATGAACCAGAGCCTAAGGCTTTAAGTTTCATACCTCTTTCACCTCAATTTTCAAATATGTGTTTATTATCGATTATCCAAGGATGTTTCGTGTAGTCTATATGGCTTGCCGCATTTGCAACTGTTTTCCGTAGCATCTTTAAATGTTCCTCACAATGCTTTCTTCCAGATACCGCCGGTCTACCACAGATTATGCACAATCCTTTATCCTCCCGGTACTCCCTTTGGCTTGTGGACTTCTCGCACGAACGCCTCTTTGCCAAACACCTGTTGCATAAAACAGTTCCGCATACTGCATTACGTTTTCCACACTTCACGCATATTCCACTGGACTTATTCATGTAATATCTGGTACGGACTCTTTCTTTCCGTGCTTCTGCCTGTTCCGGTGTTTCCCTTGCAAGTCTCTTAGCTTCTACCTTCGCTTTCTTCTCCCGGCACTCAGCGCACATTTTGTACTGCGTTCCCAATATGCCTTTGTGACATCTGGAGCATATACCAAGAGATACATAAGGGTCTTCCGCTTTTTCTCTCATTCGGCATCCTCCAAAAACCATATTCCTTCCGGTTTTAAAAAGTTGCCCTGAACAATGTTCTTTCTGAATATACTTTCTGCTGTCGGTGCAAGATCCGTAAGTCTCTGTATGCTCTCTTCTATGTTGTCTGCCAGAATATCAATGCCGAATAATGTCTCTGCAGCTTCCGTTTCAGTCATTCCTATTGACAGTTTCCGTTTCAAGATTTCCACAAGGAAATTTCCAGTACCACACGCAGGCTCCAACACTGTTCCTCTCCAACACTCTGCACCACCATTTTCATCTTCCAACATATTGCACATCTTTTGTACCATCCAGCCCGGCGTATAAACTTCTCCAAACTTTTTGACGCGTTCTCGGCTTTTTGTAATTTTTTCTTTCTGCCTATTTTCCATTTCTGTGATAAAACTCACTCCTCACATCAATAATCTGTCTTGTCTGTCCCAACAATGCCCGATTATGCTTTGCCCTCTGCTCATTGTCACAGATAAATTGCTTGCAAATTTCTGGTCGAACCGGATAGATTCTGCATTTCTCGCAACTCTTATCCGTATCAAGAAAAGGGCATGTCATATCATACGTTCTATTCGCAGTGGGAAGAAGATGTTTGCACTCTTTGATATGGTTCTTACGAATATATCTGCGAATGGTATCTACTTCTTTTCTGCTCATTGGTAAAAGATTGGAACAGCAGTTACCGCATTGGCTACATTTCCCATCTTTGCAAAAGTTGTAAATGTTATCTTCCATTCCTTTCTGTACGGATTCTAAAAATGATATAACTTCCATATGCTACTCCAATTCTTCCTCTGCCGGAAACTGAAAGATAGCATTGCTAATGCATTCTATTTTTGACGGCTGATTTTCTGTTTGCACCATAATACCGCATTTCTTTAATCTTTCAAATTTCTTTGCCACATCTTCCGAAACATCAACATTCTGCATTACGATAGGCATACCGATATATGCATATCTAAGCATTTCCATGGCTTTCTTTGCTTTTTCTTCCGTGGAATATTTAGCTGTTATTGAAGTCTCATTGTCTCCGATTGCCTGCATCCGGACAAATGCTGCTTCTTTCGCCCTTGTATCAATAAAAACAATGCTATTTTCGTACGGAAAATCCAATGTGCCGTCCTGTGATATAACTCTCATGCATCCACCTCTAATCTTTCATAAAGTCCGGTACGTTCTCGTCATTCTCAACGACTTCTCCGGCTACTTTCTCCGGCTCAACTACTTCACTCCAGGTCTCAATAGCTTCGGATTCAGCTACAACAAATGGCTCTGAATTGGCATTTTCCGCAATTTCTTCCTGTGTCTGCTGATAAGTTTCATCCATCTGCATAAGAGACTGTTTTGCAATAGCATTAAGGTCTTTTGGATGCTTTTTAATGGCGTTATTACGCATTTTACGAACAATCATAGATTCCGATGTATCAAGCCATGCGGCACTCATATATGGTCTTGCAACTTCACAAGCAAGCATATCTTCAATAGTCTCACAGGCTAAAAGTGCTTTCAGAATTTCATTTTTCTTTTCTGCGATAGCTTTCTTTTCTTCATCCGTAGCATCATATTTCGTTCTAGGTACAACCTTTCCACTCTTATCTTTTTTTGTTCCAAGTAAACCGAAAGTTTCATTCAACAGATTATTACGGACATGAGCGAAAAGATTTCCTTTTACGCTTTCACGCTCTGCAATCATGTACTCGATTTTTCCGTCATTCATTTCAACAGGATAAACAACACGGATTACTTTCTGTGACAATCCTTTTTCTTCCCACTCCGGCGGCGTAACTTCAACACCTCTGTGCTTCGGATATGTAAATTCATCCCCTTCTTTCACAAGCCATACTGGATATACCTTTTTAACATCAACACCAAAGTTACGGAGAAGCGCATCGTTTCCGTCTCCTTCGATTCCCATTTCTACTTCCTTGTACCAGTTTCCGTTTGCATCCTGTTTACTTCTCAACTGGAAGTAGCACTCCCTCGGCACCGCATTGGCATTAAGTTGAAGGCTTGATACCTGTCCAATAACCTGTCTCAAATTAGAACCATTCAAGTTGCTCATAGCGGCTTTGTTAGATGTAACAAGGTTGTAAATTGCACTCATAGATGCCATAGCACACTGCTTGGAATAATCGTCAAACACAAGTCCGTGTTCTGCGAAGTCACGCTCAATAAGTCCTGTGTACTGGTTCGCATAATAGGAAAGCTGTGTATTCATTTCCTGCTTTCCCTGTGCCGCAACTTCCTGTTTCTTTGTTTCTGCCATAATTATTTTTCCTCGCTTTCCATGATGATTTTTAATTTGTTTTCTGCTATTTCAAACTTTTCTTTTGCTGATTTAAGTTCCTTTTCTGCGGCTTCTCTAAACTTTTCCTTTGCATAATCGAAATTCGGCTTTGTAAGGAAAATATTTTCATAATAGCCAGTAATTTTCCCTTCGTCCTCTTTTCTAACAAAGCTCATGCAATTTGGAAAACCTCTTTTCTTATCAACTGGATAATATGTCTTTGGTTTTTCAATCACTTCCACTTCTGTGACGGAGATTCCGTCCGAATTAAGTCCATAAAAATAAAGTTTCACTGCTTTTCCTCGCTTTCCTCATATTTCTTCACAACCGCCACCTTATCAGCACCTTAGGTTTCCACCCATGCCATATCCACTGATTCATCTGTAACTGTCAGCTTTGCACCTTTGGCATTTACAACCGTATCACCGGCTTTTACGGAATCCTCGGTGCGGTATGTATAACTTCTGGTGCTGTTAGGAAATTTCGCTTTGATATAATTCATTCTGACACCTCGCCTTCTTCTACATTTGTGAACTGAACCACTAACCTATTAATCAAATGAGAAAATCCGAGTAAATCAATTGATTCATCTCCTGTAATTCTCTTATAAAAGATAAAAAATGCTTGTATAGTTGCAAAGAAATCGTCAGTGACCTCATTGTTACTCAATTCCAATTTAGGAATGCATTCACTTCTCTTTCCTCTGGCTCTCTGTACACATCCTGCAAAGCACTTAAGAAATATAAAATTTTGTTTTTGTGTTTATCCATTCTACACACCCTCGCTTTCTGCATCGTTAATTGGCATATCCAATGTGACCGCAACATCTCTGATAAACTCTTCCGGAATATAGATTCCTGCCTGTACGCATATCGCATACTGCACCTTTGCAATACTTGTAATATCAGAACCTTGCTTTTCCATTGTCTTTGTCAGAACCTTAAGCAAATTAGCCACGCCACCATGTGACTGTGGAGTTTTCCTTGCTGATAAACTCCGAATCTCTTGAATATCAGTTTTCATATTCTCCATGAATTTATTTCTCCTATTGTCGAACCATTTTTCAAACGCATTCCACAGTTCTAAGAAACAGTCCGTTTTAAGTATTGCATCCTCGATGTTAGTGTATCTTTCCGAAAGAAACAGGCTTATTATCTGCCTTGCGTGCTTTTCAAAATATAATTCACAACTAGCTTTCAAAAAGTACCGATACCCGAAACCGCATCTGCCATTAAACCAAGAAAATGAGTACCATGTGTTACCTTGAAAATACGTGTCGTATTTCGTGTCCCACTTGGTAAACATGGGGGATTCTCCCTTTCTATGCACCAATCGCATAACACATTTCTTATGGAATACTTCTTCACACATAGCTTTGAATGTTCCCATGCAAAACCTTTCATTCCCAAGGTCAAGCGGCTCTCCTGCTTTCATGTATTTGTCAATGATTTCGATTGCCTTTGCATTTATTGGATAGTCCATATCACATAGCTTCCACTTTCAACTGCTTATCCTCGGAAACACTCAAAAGAATTAACTGCGCATCCATATCCGGCACATTGAACTCATTCAGCGATTCCGCGTTATCAACGAAAATCGGTACGCTTACACCGTATAACTCGCTAAGAGAACGGATAATATCAAGTCCGGCTACGATTCTATGACCACTGTTTAAAGCCGAATACGGAACGCCATTCACAGTACACTCACAACAATCTTTCATACCGCCATTTAACTGCATTTCAAAGAGTTTGAAATTTACGGTCTTGAAATGGCTGTTAATAGATTCTGAAACCTTATCCAGCTTGAAACGAATGAACTCTTCCAAGAGATAAAGCATCTGTTCCTGATCGGCAACTTTCTGCCCGATTTCTTTCTGCTCGTCACGAAGCGTTTCGATACGATCATCAATCGCCACATTGTTAGCCGCCTGCGCAATAACCTTGTTCACCTCTTCAAGCTGACTCTGCAGATCGGCTTTCTCGGCTTTTAAATCAGTAACAACCTTGTCTGCGCCCTCGGATTCAACCTTTGCAATATCAGCAAGAATCTTGTCATGCTCTGTTTTCAGCTTCACATACTCTTCATTCTGCGAATAATCAGCTTCTGCCGGGATCTCGGATAACTGCTTTGCATAATCATTCTGCTTTGCAAGTGCCTTGGATTCCTGCTCTTTGAGTGCCACAATGTCTTCCTGCAACTTGGCGTTTTCCTTTGTCAATCGCTCAATATCAGCCTTGCAAGCGTTGCCCTTGTCAATCAGACCTTTAAGTTTTGCGCCCTTTGCATCATCAAATGCTTTGCGTGCATCCTCTAACTGCTTGGTGGCACGTGCCTTGGCATCTGCCTTTTTCTGCTCAAAATCAGCCTTAAGAGACTCAATCTTATCCTGCGGCAACTTCTGACCACATAAGGAACAAACCGTTGTAGATTCATCAAATTTCCACTTGGATTCGTCAAAGAGATATGGCATTTCATCAAATGCCTTGGAAAATTCTGCATTGTATTCAACACCAAGATTTTTCCGCTCTGCATCTGTATCGGAAATTGTCTTCTCATTTGCCTTGATCTGATTTTCCGCAGACTGAATCTGATTATGTAAGTCATTGAACTCTCGTGTTGCATCATCCTTGGCACTGTCAAGACCTCTACGTTTTGCGGAAAGTTCGTCATTCATGACCTGCATAATGCCGGACATATCAAATTGCAACTGCATTTCCTTGCTTCTCAAATCGCCTAACGTGCTACCGGCATTCTCCATTTTCTTGTCACATTCAGCGATTCTTCTTACCAGATCTACCTTTGCAAGTTCCTGCTCTGCCACGTCAACATCAACCTTGGATTTCTCGGCTTCATCAATACGTACCGGAATCTCTGACTGTTTCTTTTTCCACTCTGTAAGAGCTTTCTGAAATTTTGCACGAATATCATCCGTGGACGGTGCTTTCTCCAACTCGCCGAGTAATTGGGCATACTTAGCATCTGTCTGCGCCAGTTCAACATCCGATACATCCGTTACAAGGCGCATCAGAATATCCCGCTGCTCTTTCCATTTCATGGAAGAGAAATACTGCGGATTGGCCAGCATCTTGAACATATCCTCGCTCTGTGCCAGACTGGAAATATATTCTTTGAAATCAGCTTCACTTTTTGGATAACCGTCAATCTCAAATGAATTGACATTTCCCTGCAATGCAACAGTATCAGTACCACGTTTCTTAACCCAATTCTGCTTCTGAACCTTTGAAAGTTCCACTTCTTTCCCATCAACGTCAATAACTCCCACAACCTTAATTTCTACATTATCAATGCGGTTTCCGTCCTTATCTAATGGTCGAACATTAAACTTTTCCTCTCCGGCACTGTTTTTATTGAAAAGCAGCCATGTAAACGCATCGAAGATTGTTGTCTTTCCTGCGGCGTTCTGTCCTTTAATACTTGTCTTATTAGAGAAATTCACATCAAGGCTCTTAATTCCCTTGAAATTCTCCATATGTAATGATCTAATTTTCAGTTTCATTTTCCTTCTCCTTCCACTCTTTATATTTTTTAAGTGCCTCTTCAAAGCATGCTTCATCGTCAATATATCCAAGAGCTGACTCTATAATTTTTGAATTAATAGTTGTTCCCTTTTTCCCCATCAGCTCAATGTCTCTTTGGTGTTCATTTGCAATAATGGCACATGCTGTATGAACTTTCGTCCTGCATGCAACCAGATCTGCATATTCCTCAACGGAAATTGTAACGGTATTTTCTGCCATCTTAATTTTCCTCCTCTAATACATTAATTTTGCTCACAGACACCTCATATGCTGTTCTCTGCTCTTCTGTCCCATCTTCGTACATCTTTACATACCCACGGCTCTGAATGCGTCCGGTAAGTTTCAAATGCGTTCCAACCGGAAGTCCAGATGTATACACCGCATTTCTGCCCCAGACAACACACGGAATATAATCTGATTTGCCATAGGAACGATTGACTGCGATTAATAAATCTGCAATTTCTCTTCCAAGCGGAGTTTTCCTGTAAATCGGTTCTTTGCATACATATCCGTCAAGCTGGATTTTGTTCAAATCTGTATGCTCTCCCGGATTCGCTTTTTCAATTTCACAGACGAATACATATAATAACAGACGATTTCTCTTTTCCTCATGTTTGTTATAAGAACTATACACACCGGAAACATTAACGGCAGTGCCCGTGTATTTATCATTCAGATTGATTAATCTCTCTGAAATAATTAATGGGATAATATCAGCCGTTCCACTTAATCTATCCACTTTGAGGTACATATTATAAAATCCATCTCCAAACACCTCATGGTTAAATTCCGGCTCTGTGATAATCGTTCCTGTAAGTTCCACTTTATTGTTTTCTGCTCTCATATTTGAATTTCTCCTTTTCTTATGCTAAAATAGGCGCAAATAGCTTATGCTATTGCTTTGATTGGGAATCATTCAGCTTTGGTCGGTTCGGATGATTCCTTTTCTTTTTCATAACTTCTTTATAATAAGGAAGTTTCTCTTTATCTTCGTTGCTGTCGCATATATAAATAATTCCATCGTCTGTTTCTTCATCTTTAAAAACATGATCCTCGACTATTTCTTCTGCTTCCTGCCAGTCTCCATCCACTTTGCATCCTATGTAGATCAGTAATAATCCACCTAACACAGGAATAGCTACCATCGGATTTACTGTTGCATCTGCGCTGATTCCAAGAAAAAAGAGTAACGCACCGGCTAATTCAATTACCTTTGCTATTTTTTTCATAGGCATCCTCTCATGTAATAGAAAAAAGTTTTTTCATCTTCTTTTTAGGACTTTTTATTTCAAACTTTTCTCCTGTTTCATCGTCGATCATGTAATTGCCGTCGGAATGCATCGTATGTGGCTTTACTCCCTGTTCTTCCATGAACTCAAGCAAGATATCTTTGCCACCTTGTAAAATATTCATCTGACTTACAACTTCCATCCAATAAACCATAAAATGTGTAATATCCAAGTTCTGATATTCCATAAGAAATTCCGGTGCTTTATCTCCTATCAGTTTGTCCATACCGAACTTCTCAATGTAATTCCTTGTATAGAAGTAATCTTTCCACTGGTATTTTTCTCCATCGAATGTCTTTTCGATAGGAAACATATTCATAAATTCTCTTGGTGTCAAAGTCCCCACCATAGCACATATCACTTCAATAATATAAAATTCTTTTGTCACAAAGTCCGACTCTCCACGCTTTAACGACTTGCAATCAGATTTCCCTTTTAGTTTTATCAGCAAGTACAGATTCTTCTTGAAATCATCCGGATAAGCACTTTTAGACTCCTGTATTGTCATATTTTCACAAAGACCTGCCATTTTACATTTTCTGTCAAATGCTCGTGCATAATTAATCCACTTAGGTTTAAAGTCGATCAGCTTTTTGCCGTCCATGACGTAAAAATTAAGCATCTTCATCATCCTTTCTCTCAATTAACGGTAAAACCCCATTCTTTTTAAGCTCTTCATACAGGAACAATCTTCCTTTTTGCGTCCATTCCGTCTGCATAACCACATCAGACCGCCCATTCGACCTTGTAATATCAATAGTCTTACTGTGAACATATCCAAGCCCTTGATATTGCCTGTATAAAATCCACTGTTTTCCTACTTTGCGCTGAACTCCTAACTCTTTCAGCATCTTATTAAACGCTTTAGCAGATATTCCATAATCCTGTGCGATCTGTGTTACCAGTACTGTTGATTTACTGTTCAAAATCAAATCCACATAGTTGACTTTTGGTTGCATTTCTAAAATGATGTTATTCATTTCAACAACTTCGGTTTCAAGTTCCTGTATCTGCTTGTCTTTCTGCTCAAGCATCTTGTGCGCTTCAATAACTGCAAGTGCCATAAGTTCTTCGCCGGTTGGAAAAACTGTTTGTGTCTGGTTGTAATAATTTTCTTCCAGTGCATCAAACTGTTCCCATGCCTTATCAGTCCCAAGCATTTTGCAATGACGGCTTGCACCTCGACGTGTCCAAAGATAAAGCTGATTCGCATTTTTCCCAACAAGGTCGAAATTTTCTACCATGTTCTTAAAAGCCTTTAAGTCAGATCCTTTTAGCAAATAATAATGCTCTCCCTCTTTAAACCGTTCTGCATTATTGCTATAGTTCTGTTTGATTTTCACATCTGTTGCTCCGTACACATCAGCCAACTGTGCGGTGGTGATAACTCTTTGTCCTTTCCACTCAATGACCGGCAATTCTTTTGTTCCAATATGTACTAATTCGTTCATTCTTCTCCTTTCCGGATTTTTGCAATAAAAAAAATCCAACTACCGCTTTGATAGTTGGAAAATACTGGTTGTCTCTATTTTGCTTTGTTGATACAATTAATGTACGGCGGCGGCCATCATGAAAGGAACTGTTATCATGAAAATCGTTAGTATACTTATCTCATTATTGGCATGGCGTGTTGCCGGTTACGACTTCTTCATAATTCTAACCATAACATCCATGACAATCGACCTATACAAAGGATTTAAAAAAGTACAAAAGAGATTAAATAAAATACTAAAGATGATGCGGAAAATAAAGCAATAATGTAACTCATTTCCTGCCGCCGTCGCATATTAATTGTATCAACTGATTTCCTGTGTTACAAACACATTTAATCTGCAAATTTAGACATATTTCTCAACTATCTCAATATTCAGTTCTTCTTATTCTTTCGTTTTTGAGTTCCCAGTTTCTTCACTGGTTGCCTTGCTTGCTGAACCCTCGACCATTCCCAGAACATATCCTTTCTGAAAATCGTTCATTTTGGGAATCGCGTCTTTCAACTTTTCTACAACTTTCTTTTCCTGTTCGCTCATGTATTCACTTCCTTTCTCCCTGTGATATAATTTCCTTATTAAATAAGGAAAGGCGGTGATAATATGGATAATGGTTATTCTGAAACATTTGCTACATATGAGTTTGCAGATAAAGGAACATATGTATGTATGCAATGCGGTGGCGAAAATAAAATTGGAATCGTCACTGTAAAGCAAGGCGAAATGCTACCAGAATGCAAAGAGTGCGGATATACTACATGGATTAAAATAATGTAGGATTTTTAAACACTCTCTTTTCCTCTGCGAGCGTTTGGCTTGTAACCGCCAAGTTATCATCAACCATATGCTCAATGAGGAACGTTCTTTTTACCACTCTCGTTCCATCTTCACATACTTGTGAAACATGCAAATACATTTTCCCATCTTTAATAAATGGAATAATAAGTATGCTCTGCAAAAACTTCCACTTCACAAAATGCTTATTAAAAAATGCAACTGCATGAGCCTTGATTTTACTCACTGTATCATCCCTTTCTGTGATATAATATTTTCAAAAACGGAGGAATTAACATGCTTCTAAAAATCGAAAGAATAATATTAAAGAAAATATCTAAAACGAATTTTTCAATCAAACTTTCCGATATAGGTAAATTTGATGGAGAAGATGCATACCAAGCGTTTTTGGATTTACAGGATAGAGGATATGTAACGAAAGTAAACACATCTATGGATAGATCGAGTTTTAGCTTCATAGTTACATCCAAAGGCAGATTCTACAAAGAATATCTTTTCTTGGAATTTTTGAGAAATATCCTCATTCCTTTTATTGTGGCTTTGATTACAGCAACTGCTACATATCATTTAGAAAAAGTAGCAGATAGCTATTCCGACAGCGGCACCAGCCAATGCGCTTACGAGTTGGATTCCACCGACAATGAATGGCTCAAACTTATCGAGTAAGTCACGCTTTTGCCGAAATGTCATTTTTTTCACCGTCTCACCTCTTTTCCATTTCTTTTGCAATATTATAATAACGCAATAGAAATATAAAGTCAATAACAAATTATTGCTTTTGTGATATTTTTGTGATAATATTATTGCAGAAAGGTGGTGAAGACTTGAGTGCAGTAAACGAACGCTTAAAATCTTTAAGAATATCATTAGGAATGAACCAAAAAGATTTTGGAGAAAGAATTGAAGTTGCGCAAACTTATTTATCTCAAATAGAAAAAGGGGATAGACCTGTTACCGACAAAATTTCAAAAATTGTTTGCTTACAAAATTGGAATGGTAAAAGCGTAAATGAAGAATGGTTCCTAACTGGAAACGGTGAAATGTTTGTTCCGGAAACTAAAGATGAACAAATTACAAGATTGCTTTCAGATGTGCTAAAGAAAGAAAATAGTGATTTTAAAAGAAGACTTGTAACTGCATTATCAAAACTTGATGATACCGGTTGGAAATACCTAGAAGATTTTATTGATTCTATTTCAGAAAACAAATAAGAAAAAGCCAAAGGCAATGCGCAAACCCTTGGCTTTCTTTCTATTCTAATAAATTTTTAACAAATACATATATAATTCTTAACCATTTTTCATTGTCGCAATTCGCGACCATTTCAGTTATTTTTTGTTTGTAAAACGCTTTGGCTTCATTGCACTCTTTTTCCCCCATATTGATTTCCTCCAATCATTCCGCACTTCCGATAGCGATACACAAATTATAGAACTTATGTTCGATAACGTCAACCCCATTTGACAAATTGCTACAAATTACAAACTCGTTTGTAGTTGAGGGACAAGAAAACGCCTTATCCCGCCCCTCAGCCAGAACTTGAAGTGCCCTTATCGGACAATTTTATTTTACAAATTTTCCCGCAAACATTCAATTTCTTTCGGTCGCAAGTTTCGACAGGTAAATTTCTTATTGTCGCAGAATGTCGATTGATTAGTTTAAATTTTGTTAAAAAAATTAATTACTGGTTGAAAATTATGCATCTGCCAGTTATCTGTGATGAATTTTAAGTGCATAATTTTCCTTTCTGCCCGTAGGCTTTATGCAAAAGAGCCGGCTACACAACATGCGGTCATGTAATCGGCTCTTAGGCTCTTGGTTTTATTGTATTTATTAGTTGTATGTTTTGGTGCCAAATTATCCCTCTTTTCTTCTTGAAACAACTGTGACTGTAAGTATTCTTGGCGGTAACTCGATGTGCATTAGAAAAGTAAATGCGACAGTGTCTACTATTACAAGACTTGAATATATGTCTACCGAAAAGAGAGATCTTGTAACTACGGTATTCCATTACATTGCGATTGGGAAATGGAATTGAAAAATAACAAATTTATTCAGCAGTGATTCCACCGTTAGGCTCTGACTGGATAATGATATATCGTAGCATATTGAAGTACACTGTCTGTGATGATATGAAAATTGGCTGTCTGACCTTTTAACACTGGAAACATAGGACTGTAATTTTCGTTTGCTGCACCGGCTTGGTGATATTCAAAGTATTCATATACTAATACGCCGTCTATGAATCCATTTATTCCACAATTACTATCGTGTTTATCATCATCCACGTTATACCAAAACTGAATATACCCATCCGCTGTCACTTCATATAGATCGTCGCGTGTACTCCAAACAGCCGTTTTTCCGATATAAAGTGGGTAAACCGGTCGAAGTGCTAAACTTCTGTTTAACGTACTTATCTGTTTTGCCAGGCTCCCCTCCACATTCGGATTTGCCTGTCTTGCATCAAGTGCGTAGCCTGCTTCCGTGGTAGTGTTATTATTTACGACGGTTGGTATGGTCGGCTTATTACTCAAATCATTATAACTGCCACTGAAAGCCACGGTTTTTAAATCAGAAAACCACTTCACAATCTTTCCGAACAGAGTCGCATGGGATTCACCGCTTTTGAGATTTTCTCTTACGGATGCTGCCGTAAATGCTGTGGTATTCTCTGCTGTATCTCCCCCGGTTGACACTGCACCAACATTTTCTGCCGTAAGCACTACATTTCCACGGCGAAAAGAATCTTCGTTGGCACCTTTAATTCCAGTTACCGGAGTTCCGGCAAGCACGTCCAACTTTTCATCTGATGTTTTATAAATATTGGCACCTGCCGGAATTACATTCCCGGCTCCCTCTTTAAAATCATCCGTGGTTGTAAATTCGTCTGAAATATTGAACATCCACCCTGTGCTAACATCCGCAAGTGCCGGAAGATCTGCAAATGCAACTGTTCCGTGTGGCTGCAATCCACCTTTAAGTCCTTCTGATACATCTTTTGCCTGCTGATAGTAATACTTGGCATTGTCAGAATCCTCGCCCTCTCTGCTTCCTGTACCACCAACAGCATAACTCTGTGCCTTGGTTGCACTTTCTTCTGCAGATTCCGCCTTACCGATGATCTCCGCAGCCTTTTGAGTTGCAATATCTGCTTTTTCGGCTGCTGTATCAGCTGACTGACTGGCGGATGATGCTTTCTCCGTGGCTGTGGCGGATGATTCACTGGCGGATGTCTCACTGACTTTTGCGTTGCTTTCGGATGCCTCTGCCGCCGTAGCTGACTTCGCTGCCGCTGTCTCTGACGCTTTGGCATTGGTTTCGGATGTTTTTGCCGCTGTTTCACTGGCTTTTGCAGCATTCTCACTTGCTTTGGCGTTGGCTTCGGACTTTGCCGCTGCCTGCTGGCTTGACTCTGCCTTTGCCACTTCCACTTTGATTTTCGCAAGATAGTTTGGCTCCAAGTGTTTTTCCTCGATGCTACCCTCTTTGACGATGGCAGACACTTTTCCATCCTTATCAATATAAAAAGCTACCGTATCAGAATCAAGGAACTCATACTGTGTAATCAGTGCCGACAGGTCTATGTACTGTTTCGTGCCATCAATCAGAGTCAGGATAATCTGCTGTGTAGTCGGGTTATAATCGAAGTTGATTGCGATTTTCTCCATCTGTGTATCAATCGTAATCTTAGAACCGTTCTTTTTTGTGATCGTAATGATTCCGGTCGATTCCTCAAAGGTCACGTCTGCAACAAGAGTTGCTACCTCTGTCTTGGTTGCTTTTGTCGCATCCAGGGTAACTACATTGTCGTCAATAATGCCGATAGCACTATCCATTTTGTTGAGGTTTCGTTCGTTCAACGGAGTCTCATCGCTTGGGTAATTCTCCCAGTTGATAGGTACGTGTGCTTTATTCATGTTCCTTGCCCTCCTTTTCCATGTCTTTCTCCATCTGTTCCCGTTCGGCAATCACATTTCTATTTGCTTCTGATTCGATCTGATGCAAAATATCTTTAAACACCAGATATTTAACCTCAACCGGAATACTTTCACAGGCATTTACATAATTAATAATGTCATTCTCAAACTCTCGGATTTCTGCGTTAATCATAAACTTTCCACCTTTTCTTTCAGATTTTCTATCTCTTCATGCTGTAACTGCACTGTGGCTACCAGATCTGCAATAAGTTCCGTATATTTCAGTCCGTAATACTTTTTCCCATTGCTGTCTGAAAACGTTTTTGGACAAATATTCCACCCTTTTTCCGCTTTTTTCAAAACATCCTGTGCAATAAATCCATGATGGAACCCATCTTTTTCGAAATTATAACGATACGATTTTGCTCTTAAAGAATAAATAAACTCAGATGATTGCTTTTTGCTTAAATCTAAAATTGTGTTTTTTATTCTTTTGTCAGATCCATTAATTACTCCACCTCTGAATCCACCTACTCCGGTATCTCCGTCTAAATGGATCATCATGTGGTCATTATCGTTTGCGCCTTTATGCAATGAAACCTGATTATATTGAACCGTACATTTATGAACAGGACTTTCAAGCGTCCCTTCCACTGTTCGAAATCCATCCGTTCCCATCTGTACAAGTGTTCCACTGCGTTTAAATTCAATAAGGTTTTCTACAGACTCTTCCGCTTGAATATGCATATATCCCCCGGTCATTTCCATAGAACCTTTTAATTCAAGCAGTTTTGCTTTGATTTTTATGCCCTCGGCTGACTGGTTGATTTCTGAAATGACGCTGTCTCTTGTAACTTTGCTTTCGATCCCCTTTGATGTCTGCGTAATCGCACTAGACATATTGGATGAAAGCTGCTTAAGCGTGGTTATCAATGTCCATTTATATTTACCGCTGTTAATTCCGCCATCCGGATCGCAGCCATACAATTTTCCACTATCCTGATCTAAAAAACTGCGTCCATTATATTTGGATGATGCAGGGTAAGTATCTTGGGGTTTTCCAAAACCATAATAATTAATATCATAGCCATCAATATTCCATGCCTTCAACGAAGCACTGACTTCTGACCGTATCTTAGTTGCAGTTACCTCTATCTTTCCGGACAAAACGCCCTCTGCTTCGCTTGCTCTCGTAACTTCCGCTGTAATCTTGTCCTCATTAATTTTAATAGCTGCTGCAAGTTCAACTTCCTGTCCCTGTGCCCTTTTAACTTCTGCTGTAATACTGCTCGCATTTTGCGTGATTCTCGATGATAAACCATCCGTTGTATTTTTAACTTCTGTGCGAATTTCGGTTGCGGTCTGCGTGATCTGTGACTGCAATCCCTTCTCAACATCAGTTATCGTGCTCTGTGTCTTTTCAATGGTTCGCTCCAACACATTGCTCTTGCCTTTGAGCTTTAAAATACTTTTCTGTATTCTGTTCGCCCCGTTTGTCCGGTACTCTTCCCCATCTGCTTCCAAATCATCACGCAAAGCCTGTATACCTTTCAGGGTTCTTTTCAGAATATAGGACTCAATCAGTTCATATCTGGTCGGCAGCCGCACTGCATCCCCGACCTCAAGGCACGGATTTCCTTTGCAGTCTGCCGTAAACGGGCGATAAACAATCCCCCTGATCTTTGAAAGAACATTGTTTGCAATGCTTTTTAATTCTTTCGTTCCTTTACCATAGACAAGAAAATTATCCTCGATCACATAGGCATTGTCTCCGGTGCCTACGATCACGCCAATATCATTCTTCTGCTCCCTGATCTGAAGTTTATTAATGGTTTTGACAAGATAATCTTCATATGTGGCAGTAACATAGAATCCTTTTCCTATCTGCGTACTCTTTGGATCGCGCGGAAACAGATCATCTGCCGGATAAAGGTCATTTCTCGGATATAATCCCTGTATCTCCTGTTCCAGATAAATATAATGAAACTTCCCGTCGCGCCCCATGTGCCCCATACAGCCATTGATCTCACAAATGCAGGACAACACTTCCTTGCCGCTCACGGATTCGCCTATGGTGCTCGATTCCTCTGTATCAGAACTTGTCTCACTGGATGGCGTGACTGCAACTGTTTTTTCAATAGACATGCCGTCATTAACCAGTATAATGTCAGCCTGCTCAATCCCGAAGTGCTTAAAAAAGCTGTCCCGGAATTGCTTCATTGTGACCGGATCATAAACTGTAACAGTCGTAGTTTTTCCATCTTTATCTTTCTGCTGCTCTTTATGGGATGGAAAGACAGTGTTATACCATGCTGCCACATCTGCATTTAAAATGTCATAAATGGCATCATATGCAACCACATCACGGCACGTTCTGTCTGCCGTAGGCGTATCAGAATCAACCTTATATCTCCCGAACTGAAATGGAACATCTGTATGTCCACCAAGAGACATCCTTACTGTCATCCATCTGCCCTTCATTGGCAAAAATGTATTTGACACCGTGAATTTAATCATGGCGGCTTCGCATGATCCAAACGTCAATTCCTGTTCCGAACACAAACTTTCGGTCAATTCGAATTTTTCTTGGTGTAGCTCTGTATTTGTGATATTGATTTTTCCATCATCAGATACGATGGATAACTGCTTATCGACCGTATCTTTTTTGAACAAGTCGCCATATTTATAATTAACCACCGTACACACCCCCTATGAAAGCAAGCCGAACTGAATTGTAACGAATTATTCCATCATATGTTCCGTATATCGTAGGCTGAAAATCTGCCATATAACCGTACTGCGTCACATAATCGTCATATTCCGGGATATACGCTGTGATATAGCAGGCTCTCCCTGTCGCATTTGTGAACTGACTTCGAATATTGTTTAAAACCTCACTAAAAGTCTTATTTGTCAGCATTGCCCGTGTCTCAAACTCCACTTTTAAAGCCTTTAATTCCACGGCATTTCTATGCAGATAACCGTTGGCATCCGTATAATCATCTAAATCCTGCATATTGACATATGGACTATATGATTCCGCTTTCATAAAAGACATTGGCACTATGTAATTGCCAATCTTTAAAAGCCATCCGCTGTATGCCATATTTCCACCACCTAACTGTTTGGGTTTGCGGCTGTCTCAAATGACAGTCGGTAAAATTTGTACAAAATAGCACCTACCACCAATTTGATAGATGCCACTTCTTTTTCTTGATCTATTTTGTAATTACTTCGATATTGGGCGATTTAATCACAATTTTCTCCGGTGTGTGAATTACTTCCGTGTTCCCATATGTAATCCTGATTTCTAATTTGTTCATAAAATTTCTCCTAAATTTCATACTCCGGGTATGCTGCTTCCCAAACATCCCTATGGTAGGTATTTACCTCTCCATAATTTGCATCAAAAATCTTTTTCATGCCATATCCAAGTTCAATGCTCTTTTCTTTGAGTTTTCGCCAATTAAATGTTTTCCAGTCCACACCGTTCATTGCTGCAACACGCTTGATTGAATACCAATCTTTACTGTAGTCTAATTCCTGTTGTAACTTTTCTTTTTCCTGCTCCGCAATCTGCCTGCGCTCTACTTCATCCGCATATGCCCGAAGTGCCGATGGAAAATCTTGCGGTATCTGTCCTCTCTCCATCTCATCAAACCGTTTCACATACCTTGCAGTAAATATGATTCCTTTTTCGCCATTAAATTTGTTGGCGAGGAAATCACACCCCATTTTGGTGACTTTATAGCATTTATTTTCCTTGCCGCTTGCGTCTTTGTAGGTGGATGGAATAAAATAATCACTGACAACAATTTTGTTGTTAGTTAATATCTGTATAATTCCAACCTGTTTTGTGCTTCCATCTTGGTTTTTAGTTCCCTCTAATTTTCTTAAAATTTGCCAATGTTCCAGTTCCATCATTTCAGCAATTTCAAGTGTTGTTATCGTCTGTACATCATTTCCGAATCGGATTTTATCTTTAGTCGAAAGAGCAGTATATTCCATACCGTCCACCTCCTAAAATTTTTCTCCGATTCCACATTTCGCAGAACCGGACATAATTATTTCGTGCGTGTTAGGAACATACCCTAACAGGAGTTACGCACTATATATTCAATCCATTTGGATGAATTTTCAAACAAAAAGACCACCAAAGACTGAATTTCTTCAATCTCTGGCGGTCACGAATCCGCACCTATTCCTCATAGGCTTGCAGGACGTCCTAAATTTCTTTAGGTCTTACCTGCGTGATTTTTAATTATTGAAATTATATATTTTCTATGTGTGTTTGTCAAACAAAAGTCTCAACTATGTGCTTTCTGTTTTCCTGCACTTTTAAGTGCTTTCCATTGTGGATCGTTGCTTATCTATAAGTCTGTAAATGCCGTCGCACTCTGACAGTTCCTTATCATTCAACCCTGCCATAAATACTACCGCACACCGCAACCATCTTTCATCGTCACATTCTGATGAAAGCCGAATAAGCAATGATCTGTACTGCTCTTTTGCACTTTTTAAATACTTGTCATCTTTTTTCATAATATCATTCTTGTACATATCCAAAAGAATCATGTTTGCTGCTTTCATTTTTTCATAATCAAAGTCATTTATTTCACTCATCATTCTCATGGCTTCTCTCGTTGCTTTAGAAAATCCGATTGGAGCAAACTTATCAATATCTTCTTCCGTACTCCATCCACCGAAGTACTTTCTTCTCTCGATCTTCACTACCTCATTCACATTTTCCATGAGGTCATCGTTATTAAGTATGAACTCTACAATCTCTTTTGCTTCCATAAATCCTACCATCCTTTGTCATTTTGAAATAAAAACTGTTACTCTCTTGCATTACTTTTTGCATAAGGTATCACTCCCAATTTTGCCATTGTAAACATGTAAAAATATCTGACCTTGTACGTCTCCAATTTTGAGAAAGTCTCCTGCAATTCAGCAATGTATTCTTCTTTTGTCTTGTTTGGACAATTTTCCCTATTAACAACGATAGTCTTTGGCTTCTTTTCCTCGAAAAGTTCATCTACGCTCACATTGAATGCTTTTGCCAGACCTGTTATTGTTTCGATTGATGGATGATCTGTCTTTCCATTCTCAAAATTATTGATCGCGCTCTTTCCTATCCCGGATTTTATAGACAGTTGCTGTAAACTCCATCCTTTTTTCACTCTAAGTTCATGTACTCGATTTTTCATTTGTAAATTTCTCCTTTGTATTTTGTAAACTCATTTTAGTTTCTATATTCGGAAAAGTTTAGGGAAAGCATTTCCAGAAAATATTTCCCTTGAAAGAAGTCCTTTACTATGATAAAATCTTTATTGAAAGAACTTCTTTCGTGTGGGGAGCAAACACATGCCGGTCAAAGCTTTTGTGTTTGTTCTTTTTTCATTCTGTTAAAGATGTTAATTGCAATTCAATCTGTTCATATGTGGGAATCTTAACCACACATTCTGGAATATCTATCCCAACCTGATTAAACAGTTGCTTTACAACATATGCCACTTCGTGTGGTGCAGCACTCTCCCTTCTCATAATTCTTTCCAGCAATCTTCCTGCATTTGTAGCACTCTCCATTGCTGCTGGGGATACTGGATACTGATATGTGATAGAATGTACTGTCTGTGGATTGAAATAATTTTCTTCTAAGCAATCAAACTGCTGCCATGCCTTATCTGTGTCAAGAATTTTACAGTGGCGGCTTGCTCCACGTCGTGTCCAAAGATAAAGTTGTGATGTTTTCTTTGCAACCAAGTCAATATTATTGACTAGGTTCTTAAACTTCTTCAGTTCTTCTCCTGTCAACAAATAATAATGTGTTTCTTCCTTGAATCTCTCTTTATTATTAGCAAAATTATTTTGAACATTATTGACATCTGTTCCATAGACTTCCGCCAGTTGTGCCGTCGTGATAACTCTCTCCCCATTCCACTCTACTGCAACAATCTGTTTATCATTCACCTTTACTACTTCCTGCATTTTTTTCCTCCTTTACTAAATCTGCTTCAATCAGACCGATTACATAGTCTTTAACGCTTTTCCGCTCATGAAAAGCCTTTTCTTTGATTTTGTAATGAAAATCATCATCTTTGATTTCTATTACCATACGTTTCATAATCTCACCTCGCTTTCATATTCAACTGAATGTATATTATCATTTTCATTTGAATATGTCAATAACATTTTTAACATTCATTTGTATATTTTTTGTATTTTATGTGATATACTCAAATTAAACAAAGGAGGTGCAGCTTATGTCTATTGGAGATAACATAAAAAAACTGCGCAAAGAAAAAAACTACACACAAAAGCAATTAGCTGAAATGTCCGGCATTGCCACAATCACGCTCCAACAATATGAATTAGGCAAACGAACTCCTCAAACAGAACAGCTTATAAAATTATCCTCTGCCTTGCAGGTAGATATAAACTCCTTATTAGAGGATTCAGACAGTCCCATGCTTAAGGCTATGAAAAGTTCTAACTCTCCTCTATATGAAGATTACAAAAAATATTTATTGTCTCACTCTGTAGAATTAGAAAACATAGATATCGAGTTTATCAACGATTTTCACAAATTAAACAGCACCGGTCAGAAACGCTTACTGGATTATTTATCTGATCTATTAAAAATTGAGGAATACAAAAAAGACACCCCTTGAGGTGTCTTTTTCTAATTGGATTATTTTGTTTTCTTATTTTCCCCTGCTGCTTTAAGTACTCTCCATTCAGGATCGTTGCTAAAGTTTTTTCTTTCTGTAATTTTTGCTAATTCTTCTTTCAACTGTTCATTTTCTCTCTCTAATTTTTCTATTTTCTTTTCATGTTCTCTCTTTTCTTTAACAAGTATGTTTTTTTCTTTTTCCAACTGATCTGCATAAATAAGTGCTTTTGATTCTCTGTCATATAATTCCAAGTTTTTATCAGTTGCCTGTTCCTCATTCAAATAATAAACTCTTTCAGGCTGCCCCCTTTTCCCCGATTTTAAATCGGAGAAATCAATATTGCCAAAGTCTAAAATATCTTTCTCATATTTCCTGATAATAGCAACAACAGATTCATGTTGGTTATTTGTTCCATCTGCAATCACTTTGCTGTTTGTAAAAACATCGTTTCCTTTGAGTTCCACCAATTCATACATACTCTTTTCCACCTTTCTTTCGCTACTGTCATTTGACAGGCAGGTTTAAATTTCATTTTTTTATTTTTCTTATGCAGTTTGAAATAAATAAAAAGACCACCAAAGACTGAATTTCTTCAATCTCTGGCGGTCACGAATCCGCACCTATTCCTCATAGGCTTGCAGGACATCCTAATTCTTTAGGTCTTACCTGCGTGATTTTTAATTATTTTGTATTCTATACCATATGCCAAAATCTGTCAATCAAATTCCAACCTCTGCTGCATATTGGCATCGTCAATCTGTTCCTGCAAAAAATACGGCGTTTGATAAGCATTTATCACTTGCACTGCCTTATCACACTGGCTACGCTTGATGCTCTTGTAAGACCGAACCCCAAAGTTGTATTTCAGATTAGCATACAGGTTGTTGTAAACCTTTTGGCGTAATCCACGATTGCTGTATGCGCTCGACTGTTTGCCGCCCATGATTGAAACGCCTTTCTTTCTGACAGCTTCCGTAATGCGGTCGGCTTCCACCGGAAGTATTGGCAAATCCATCTTAAGGCTTTCCAAATCCGCCTTGATTTCGTCTACCTCGGCTTTCAGTTCCGTGTGCCCCTGTGCAAGCAATGCAATCTTCCCATCCGTGGTCTGCGGCATCATGTATGTACCAGTCTTTCTGATGCTCGGTAAAACTTCATCAAATATCCATTTTTCCAATTTGTCAGCTTTATCTTTTATTTCTTTACTGTTACCCTGTTGACCAGCTTTAATAATCAATCGGTAAATATCTCCTTCCGGAATAAGAGGTTCTGCATATCCACCATTATTTTTAAAGCTATCCTCGACCAGGACACCCTTGCAATTATCCGAAACCGCCTTTCTTGGTCTTTTATACATAAGCATCGAAGCTATATCTACTCCAAAAAAGTATTCTTTTCCGTTTACTATAACCGTTCTCAAATCCCCTAAAATAGGATTGTTAAAAATCTGAATATTGTTCATCAGCAAATCCCCCATTTCTGCTTAAATGAAATAATTGTGTTCAAAATAAACTGCAAAAATTTTTCGTCCTGTATGCTCTGGATCTCCGTTATCAGCTGTTCTTTCATCTTGCACCGCCTTTCTTTACAAGGCGGTAAATACCGTCGTGATCTATTACGTC